TTGGCTTGACGTAAAAGACGCTTGATGGTATAACTTAGACTCTTTAACACAAATCTCATGGAGAATAAAATGAGTAATCAACTAACAGTAGCCGCAGATCGTGGTAAGTCTCTCGCAGAGTTGATGGGGGTATCAGAATCATCTGGTAAACAGAATGGCCCATCCATTGCACGTATCAACGTAGTCAGCACTGCACTTAAAGGTGAGATTGACGTAGGCGGCAAGAAGATCAAGACAGACGTTATCCCTGTAGGATCTTACAAGATCACGATGGGTGACGATGTTATCTATGCAGAGAATATCTCCATTCGTATCTTCGCCCAGCGCCAACAGTGGCAACGCTGGAACTCTGGTACTAATGAGATGGAAAAGTCTGTCATGGGCAACAATCTCAATGGTGATATGCAGGACAGTATTGGTGGCTTTAACTTGGGTCGTCCAAGCGGTTACATCGAAGACTTCAACGCCCTGTCTGATGCAGTTAAAGAAGTTATGCGCTCTGTTAAGCGTGTAAAGATGTATATGGGTGTGGTCACTATTGCTGAGCCTAAGAACGAAAAGGGTGAAGACATCTCTGGTAAGTACGAGAACCTGCCATTCGTAATGGATGTTAAGAACCGTGACAGCTTGAAGGCTATTGACGCTTCTCTTGCTGTTCTTGCTCGTAAGAACCTGCTGCCTATCATGTCTACACTTACCTTGACTGGTGAAGAGGCCAGCATCCCAACAGGTGCTACGTATGGTATCATCAAGTCTGCTGTAGGTGATACGGTTGAACTGTCTGACGGAGACAATGAGACGCTTAAAGACTTCTTGGGCTTCATTGAGTACAGCAACGGTAAGATCATGGACATGCACCATGAACGCTCTGACCGCAGCATGAGCGCTGAAGACGCCGCTCTTGTTGGCTCTATCATTGATGTGGACGCAGACTAATGAATCATCCTGCAGAACTAGCAATCTTTACATTCTTGCAAAGAGCTATGGCAGGTGAGACTACAATGACAGAGGAGGTGGCTGATAAGGTCGCCTCCGACGTTAAGGCAGCGTTGTTTAAGCAGTTTGATAGTGGTCCTCGTGACGCATTCCGCTTACGTATGTCTAACATTGGTCGCCCTAAGTGCCAGCTATGGTATGACAAGAATGAACCAGAGGGTAAGACACCTTTCCCGCCACACTTCCTGATGAATATGATCCTCGGTGACATTGTTGAAGCAGTGTTCAAGGGTATTATGAGAGCAGCAAATGTGGAGTTTACAGACAATGATTACGTCACACTCAAGTTAGCCAACGGTAAAGAAATCCGTGGTGAGTATGACATGATCTTGGATGGTAAGGTGGATGACGTTAAGTCTGCGTCTCCGTGGTCTTATCAAAACAAGTTTGCATCCTTTGATGCCTTAGCTACAGGTGACAGCTTCGGCTACATCCCACAGCTTGTAGGGTACGCAGAGGGCGCAGGTAAAGAGGTTGGCGGCTGGTGGGTAGTCAACAAAGCTAATGGCGAGTTTAAGTATGTTGCTGCTGACGGTGTAGACAAAGAAGCTGTTCTGAAACAGATTGAAGAGCTTACAGATTACATCGACAACGACGAACCATTTGAGCGTTGCTTTGAGCCTATCAAAGAGACGTTCTATCGCAAAGAGACTGGCAATACAAAGCTTGGTGTCGAATGTGGTTTCTGTGCCTTCAAGCACAAATGTTGGCCTACACTACAGACCATCCCATCGCCAAACTCTAAGGCTAAGAACCCGCCAATGGTAGACTACATCTATTTAGCGGAAGATACTTAATGGCTAGAAGAGCAAGACATATATCTAGTAGCTATCGCAGCGGCCTTGAAGATGAGGCCGTTGCGTTTTTGTCAGAGAGACAGATAGAAGTTAAATATGAGCTTCTAAAGATTGAATGGGAGGATCTTAGATACAGAACTTATACACCAGACTTCGAGTTAGATAATGGCATCTTAATTGAAACCAAAGGCTACTTCGACGCTGATGACCGCCGTAAGCATTTAGCAGTCAAGGAGCAGCACCCAGAGCTAGATATCCGCTTCGTGTTCTGGAATGCTAAAGCACCTCTCAATAAGGGAGCTAAGTCTAGATACTTTGAGTGGTGTGAGAAGCATGGGTATAAGTGGTCGCATAGGGTAATACCAGAGAGTTGGTTGACAGAGCCTGGATCACGCTGTAATACAAGTAAGATTTCGCTAAAGACAAAAAGGAAGATCTAATGGGCTACACTCTTAACGACGATGAAGTAGCTATCATCATCAAGCCAGAGTACGGTGAGGATGGCGAGTGGAATAATATCATCAGTACAGGGATAGTTATCTCTCAAGAAGTACCAAATGGTATGGCTGGCGCAGAGATGCTTCAGGCAGCTATGCTTATGTCGGCTGCATTTATGTATAACGACGAGTATCCAGACTTCATTGAAGAACTATACCCATCTATGACTGAGATTGCTAAGCAGCTATTCCCAGATCAATACGAAGAGGTTATGGCTAATATGGAAGAAGATACAAAGCCTGTGTACAAAAAGGAAGGCAATGTCCTAACTTTGAATGCCAAAACAAAAACAGTAGGTTCAGCATGAGTGAATACGATCCAGTAGAACGCCCAGCGCACTATAATTCTGGTGGAATCGAGTGTATTGAGTATATCAAGCAGGTGCTGGGGCTAGATGGTTTCATTGCTTACTGTCACGGTAACTTGATTAAGTATCAACATCGTTATAAATACAAGCAGAAGCCTTTAGAAGATATGCATAAGGCGGCATACTACCTGCGTAAGATGAACGAAGCATTACAGGAGAAAGAAGGATGAGTCATAAAAAGTTCAATGTCATGTTTGTTTTGAAGGTGGATAAGTCTAACAATATCCTGTCTTCGTATGAAGATGCACACGAGTCTGACATACATGATCTGATTACAGATATTATGTATGACGTAGATGATGTAGAGATTGATAATCTAATAGTGAAGGAAAGATTATGATTAGCGGAGAAGATTTGAAGGCTATGGGTTACTTTGATATGTTTGAGAACCAAGAAGCCTCAAAAGACCAGATGCAGTTCTACAGTGACTGGGCTGAGACACTTGTTATGACAGAAGGCACTGATAGGCTATTCGAGAACGTCTTAGGCCTTGTAGGAGAGGCTGGTGAGGTAGCTGAGAAAGTAAAGAAAGTTTATAGAGATAAGACTAGATTTACTAATGAAGACATTCTAAATGAGCTAGGCGATGTATTGTACTACCTGACAGTTACCTCTCACATCTTTGGTGGTAGCTTGAAGAAAGTAGCAGAGCTTAATATGGAAAAACTAAATGGCCGCAAAGATCGTGGCACACTTAAAGGAAGCGGAGACAAGCGATGACTAAGAACTACCAAGAGTTTTCTACTCGTGCCAATGTGGTGACACGGCGCACATATAACCGTCCTAAAGAGGATGGCACCTTCGAGACGTGGGGTGAGACAGTAGATCGTGTTGTTGATCACCAGAAGTGGCTCTGGGAACGTGCCAAGGGCAACACCCTAGACATGCTAGAGATCGTTGAACTTGATAAGCTACGTACCCTTATGATGGAGCGTAAAGCTACTGTATCAGGCCGTACACTGTGGCTGGGCGGTACACAGGTGTCTAAGACACGTGAAGCATCTCAGTTCAACTGTTCCTTTGGTCGTGTTGAGACTGTACATGATATCGTAGATGCTATGTGGTTGCTGCTTCAAGGGTGTGGCGTAGGCTTCGAGCCTGTTGTCGGTACACTAAATGGCTTTGCTAAGAAGGTAGACGTAAAGATCATTCGTTCTGCTAAGGTCTTGGGTGAAGCCAAGGGCTGTCCTAGCAACCAGTCATGGACATCTGTAGACGAAGACGGCAAGAAGACATACCACCTCAAGATTGGTGATAGTGCTGAGGCATGGGCTAAGTCAGCAGGTAAACTGTTTGCTATGAAGGATGCTGTAGACGTACTAGTCTTGGACTTCACTGAGGTTCGTGCAGCAGGTGAACGCCTCAAGGGTTACGGTTGGATTAGCTCAGGCGATGCCACTGTTACTGTAGCATTCCAACGTATCTGTGACTTGATGAATGATCGTGCTGGTCAGTTGCTTACACGTATCGACATCCTTGATGTGCTTAACCATCTTGGTACTACACTGTCGTCTCGTCGTTCTGCTGAGATTGCTTTGATGCCAGTGTCTGACCCTGAAGTAGATGCTTTCATCTCAGCCAAGAAAGACTTCTGGTTGCACGGTAACGAACACCGTCAACAGTCCAACAACTCCATCGTCTTCCACAAGAAGCCAACCAAGTGGGAACTGTCATACATCTTCGACAAGATGGTTGAGGCTGGTGGTTCTGAGCCGGGATTCATTAACGCAGAAAGTGCAAAGAAACGTGCGCCTCACTTTAAAGGTGTAAATCCTTGCGCAGAGATCCTCTTGGGTAACAAGTCCTTCTGTAACCTAGTCGAGGTTGACTGGGGCAAGTTCCTAACTGACTTCGGTGGACTACAAGAAGCTGTTGAGATTGTAGCTCGTGCTAACTACCGTCAGACATGTGTGAACCTAGATGATGGGGTGTTGCAGCGTTCGTGGCATGAGCTTAACGAGTTTCTCCGTCTCTGTGGTGTAGGCGCTACGGGTATCGTCAAGTTCTTGGATCACCATCAAGGTCATAGCAACATCGAGTCCATGCTACAGGCACTACGGGCTTCTGCTAAGAAGGGTGCTAACTCGATGGCTGATGCGCTGGGCTTGCCTCGTGCTAAGCTGGTCACTACAGTCAAGCCATCTGGTACACTGTCTAAGATCATGGACACTACAGAGGGTGTACACAAGCCCTTGGGTAAGTATCTCTTCAACAATGTGACGTTCTCTAAGCATGACGAGATCATCCCTACACTGGTAGCTGCTGGTTATAAGGTGATCGACAAGCCATTCGAGATTGACAGTGTCTTGGTTACATTCCCTGTAGCATACGAGGATGTTAAGTTCGATGTAGTAGATGGTAAGCATGTCAACCTTGAGTCAGCCATTGGTCAGCTAGATCGTTACAAGTTGATGATGGATCACTACGTAGATCACAACTGTTCTGTCACTATCAGCTACGACACTGGTGAGGTTCCTGTTATCATTGACTGGATCTTGGACAACTGGGATACATACGTTGGTGTGTCATTCATCTACCGTAACGACCCAACGAAGACAGCAGAAGATTTGGGTTATGCTTACCTGCCACAAGAGGTTGTATCTGAGGAAGTATACCGTGCGTATGCTAATACGTTGATGCCAGTAGACTTGACTAACTTGGCCTCTACAGATGATCTGTCTGACGAAGCTTGTGCCACAGGTGCTTGCCCTATCCGTTAACCCTAACCACCTGAGCATGTGTCTAAACTGCTT